TTCGTAGGCATCAATAGGCCGATTTAAGTCCTCATCCATCTGCTTGGCTATCGAATCAAACTGCGCTCTGTCTGCCAACTTAGCCGCAACACCACCCACCACACCAAATAAAACCGTGCCCGCTGCGATACCTGTCACCGCGTCTCCGGCAGTTTGGGTTTCTTTTATTGCCGTTAAAGGTATTTCTGAGGCTGCTGTTAAGGCCGCGCCTGTGGCTGCCATTTTAGCTGTAGTCCTTAATACCGATCCAGTCTTACCGATCTTAACACTAGGCCCTGCGAACGGAATTAAGTTGATAGGATCAAGCAATCCAGTTCCTAATAAAACTGCATAACCTCCCACGCCGTTATCAGCTATGGTCTGGGAGTTCTGTATCTCACGGTCGATCCTTGCTTTTACTAAATCAGCACGGCCAGCATTATATACTTCCGCGAATGAGTCAGAGAACTGCTCATACTGCGTCCCTTTTATATCATCCATGAAATCATATTCAGGATCGAAATCGTTTTTAAACTGAGTATTTGCTATCAGGTCAGGCAGGAATTGCGTTTGCTCAAATGCCGCAGAGAATAAGTCGCGGCCTTCAGGCTCGACCTTCCTCACAGTCTCCGGTAAAGGAATACGGTAGTCGCCTATATTATCTTCGCGGTTAAGAATCGGCATATTTCTCCAAAGCTTTTAAGCCTGCCTCCGAAGGTTGTGGGGAATCAATAGCGGAGGTTTCGTCAAGTTTCTTTACTCCGAGGTTTTTAGGTTTCTCCGATTTCTTGGGAGTAAATAAATCAAGATACATCTGGTTTACCGATTTAACATCCATGTTCTCCCTTTGGGATTCATAGATTGTTTTAATCTTATCAATCATCTGGGCGCGGTATTTCTGCGATTCTAATTGCGCCACATAAGCCGCCGATCTGTCTCCGCCGCTGCGTTCTAATATTTCTCCGCGCAGTTCACCCTGTTTCTTCTCTGCCAAACCAGAATAGCGCTCGTATAACTGGCGTTGCTTCTTCTTTGCTTCATCAACGGTCTTTGCCTGCATTGCCGACACATCGTCAAAGCGCATATCTAAAGGCTGGTTACGGCTATCGCGAAGAATATCAATACCGTTCTCAGTTTCGATAATCACGCTGTAACGAGGCTTCACGCCTTTCTGGATATCCTGCACTGTTAGATCATTAGCCATAATATCAAACTTATCAGCCTTGACCCCTTGTGCTTTTATCGCCTCTTTTAATTGTTCTTGCATATAATCATAAGATCCTGTGCCATCAGCAGAGTAATACTTCTCCGGCGCGTATTTCATTACCCGCTTGGCGGAGCCTGCTTTAGAAACCGCGTAGACATTCTTGATCTGGTTGTCAGCGGCTTTTTTAGCAGCGTCTAATTGCCCGTATTTCAGGTAGTTGGAATCAAATGTTTTCTGCCAATCAGCAGTTATTCCAGCAGCAGCGTCAGGGCTTAACGGTTCATTCGGGGAAGTGAAAGGTAACGCGCTTGAATCAAATTCGGATATTATATCCTCGATATTACCCAACTTACCGACTTTCTTGAAATCAGCTATTTCTTCTTTACGAAGCTTAACCAAGTCAGTATTGACCGGCTCCATTTCCTTATTAATAACTTCAACCGCCGTAGCAGGATCAACACCAGCGGATAGTTGTTTCACCATCATGTCAGCGCGGATCACGGTCTTTTCGTCAAGTTGTGACAGGACATTGCCCGAACTATCGCGAAGCTGGCGATACATCTCTGTAGCGTAAGCCATTTGTTTCGGGTTCCCAGCGGTCAGGTTAGCGGTCATGAAATCCTTAACTTGGGTCGGGATCACCCCTTGGGAAGCCGCAGCTTGGGCGATTAAAGGTATTGCTTCAGGTTTTAACGCTTTCATGGTCGGATATGTTGCGCTCTCTTCAAAGGCGGTGTCTACTACGTCCTTATCGTCCTTGTTTTGGTAACTATAAGAATCGTTGCTAGGCTGGCCTGTAAACGGTTTTCCCGCTTCCTCGACCCGCTGCATTTTAATGAAAGTCTTTTCGTTCTTGGTCAGGTCAGTCAGTAGGGAATCACTCAGCTTGGAAGCGGTTTCGTAATCAAGGAATTGTTTTATCGGGGCTTTGATTGCGTTACCGTCTTCGTCAATAGTCACCGCTATTTCCGTCTTGTCGTTTATCAGGTTGGAGATAATAGCAACCTTGTCCTTGATTGTTTTGGCCTGTGCGAACTCTCCTTTAATCGCATTGGTGACGGTGTCATCCATCATCTGCTTACGGATTTTCAGCTTCTCAACTTCGCTGTATAAAGGCATCCCATCAACGCCCGTCTGGTTTAAGGATTTCTCAAACTCCGAGGTCATCATCGCATAAGCCTGTGTTGCCTTGGCGCTGGCAATCGGGTCTTTACTGAGCAGGAGAGGTGCAAGGTATGACGTATCAATCCTCGTTGATTCCATCACGCCTAATGTCGCCGCGTGGAGTTTGTCGTTCTGCTGCGTGTTAAACTGGTCGGTGATTTTCTGGTGATAACCTTGTGATAGGATATCAAACTTAGCACCCATCTCATCACGCACCTCACCGAACCCGAACCCCATTCCCTTAGCAAGCTGGGTCTTTACTTTCTCAACGCCTTTTGTAAACCCTTCAGGATTGGCTTGGTTGGCATTGTAGACGTCGTTTATCTGTTTTCTAGCCTGCACCTCCATTTGTAGTGCCGCGCTATCCACAGAGGCTTTACGGACGTTATCAGATACCACTGCCGCTTTCTCATAGGCCGCGGCTTTTTCCTCAAAGCCCACAGGGGATACTTTTATCGGGGCCGCTACAGCTATTTCGTTCCGGTTAAATGTAATTGGTGCTGGCATTATGCTTGCCCCGCTACTTTACCCAAAGCTGTAAAAAGCCCGGTATTATAAGCCGAACCCGCCGCCATCCCGTATTGGCCAGCTTGCAGATTACTTAAAGACGTATTCATGGCCCCGCTATTCTGCGCGATAGATACGTTACGATTCGCAACCCGGATTGCTTCTGTTGCCGCTTGTTGTGGTGTGCCTGATGAAGTCGAAACACCCCTTGCGGAGTAATTGGCATTTGCTGAAGCGAGGTCTGACAACATACGGCGTTTGATATCGTTTGATTGCTGTAATGCCTCAATCTCAAATTGCCGCCCTTGCATTTTAGCTTGTGCCGCTTGAAACTTATAGGACTGTGATTGCTGCATTCCGCCCATTAAAGAACTAGCGGCGGATACTATCGTTCCTACCGTGCTGATAGTATTGATTAGAGAAAACGTCCCTGCCGCCGTGGTAAACAAGCCAGCCGTACCCGCCGCCGCCGCTGTTGCGGTTGCCGCCGTTCCTGCTACTGCCGCTGCCGTACCCGCTGCTGCCGTGGCTGTTCCTGCTGCCGCTGCTGCCGAACCTGCCCATGCTATGATTGCCGGAATAATAATAGCCATTACACCCCCACCTTCAGGCCAAGAGCCGTTAATGTTAATGGGGAAGGATTGCTTTGCGTGATTGTTACTTGCCCGTTACGGCCCCAGCCTCTTAAACCTCTTATCAATTTAACCCCTGTAAAGAACGGAGGCGCGGAATCAAGCGGGGTTGTGCCGCCGCTTTCCCCGAAGCCCCTGAATGATACTTGATTGCCGTTCACTACTACATCCTGTGTTTCGTATAATTGCAGTATAACCTCTGAGATGCGTTTTCTTCTACCCATCAATGGGCCAAGACGCGGGATTTCAACCGGTAAAGGTATGATCTCAATATCAAAGTTCAGTCCTAATTCAACATAATCAGCCCTTGCCCGGTCTATAGTTACCGAGCCGGAGGCGACAACTTCATCACCTAGTAAAGAATCATCAGCGCGGACTTTAACAGTTTCTGCTTCCAGATGCGCGACTGCAAATGTGGTAGTGCCGGACTCGTACCTGATACTTGAATCAAAAATACGTTCGTTGTTAAATCTTTCCAAGTAACGTGTAGCCGTGCTGTTTATAGTCCTTTCCGCCACCGCATAAATATCCTCAACATCAACACCGACATTCTTAAACAATCCATCCGTAACCGTAGGCGTGAAAGCGATAATATTCTCAGTCACCAACACGCAAGCAACCGTCATCGTTCCGTCAGTATTAACCAGCACCAGATACCCGGAATCATCCTGTGAAGTTCCTTGTCTGGCCGCCATGTCAACCGGATCGCCTATTAAATGCCCGGATAATAGGGATAATATACTATTACCCGCTTCTTGAGACTCATCCAAATAACGAAACTCATTTACCTTTGACCCGCCCCTTTGCACATAAATCGTGCCGTTATCTAATAGAGCCGCACGAAGGTTTTGCTTTGAGCCGTTAGTTGATTGCTTCCTGAAAGCCACCGTTGCAGGGGTTATCGCTTCTTCCAAAGAATTAATCGGCACAACAAACTCGCCGCCAATAGTTAATACTATCAGCGTCTTTTGGCTTATCAGGTTAGTGATGCTGTTTAACTGATTGGTATCAAGCGTGGCGTCAATAGCATCATCATCAAGCACCGCGCCCGGATCGAAGTTATAAAACTCCCCAACACGCGATCCCCATATAGTTTGTGGACGAGTTCTTGAACCTCCAAACCATAATCTACCTTCATGGAAAGTAACGGTTTTAGGATAGCCTCTTGTTGAACTCCACACATCTTCATAACCTGAAAGTAATTCCCATGCGCCGGTAGCTATTGAATTAGTATTATAAAACGGGATATTAGTCACCGCCGTCGCTACCGTGGCGCTGGTTACGCTTACAATCCGCGCCCGACCTCCATTACCATCAACGTACTGGTTAACATAAGTTGAATCAAAAGCCGTGCCGACACCTGTGATGGTGATCGAACCTTCCTTGGCCGATGGAGTAAAACTACCTGCCGGGTTAGACGTAACAGGCACGAAATCATATTTAGGGACGTAATCATAAGTTAATGGAACGAACGTCCATACATCATCTGCGCCCTGTCTTTGTATCTCGTGAGGTGGGATATCCTCATGCACCACAATCCCGGTGTCAGCTTTCTGCGCCCAGTGTATTTGCGATAGAAGTGAGCTGGTGAATAATGTTGCGCGTATGTCAACTTGAAACACCCCGTCCTTGTAAACCGCGATATTCTTATCGGTAAACACCATCATATAGCTTTGCGTAACTGAGAACTCAAACGGCATCAGTCGTGATTCAGATAATGAAGCGGACTCAACATAAACGCTAAATTCCTGTATTTGCGCCTTTGCTGTACCTAAATCAGTTGCACCGATGCGAACGAACCTCAAATACCTCGCTGTTGTGCGGATCCTTCTTCTTAACGTTACCGCCGTTGTACTCATTGGTATCGCAGAACCGGCACTTGTCCAAGCCGCGTTATCGGTTGAATATTGAATGAAGAACTCTGTGGAAGTTCCTGCCGTGAGAGTCGCGCCTACGATATCAGCAAAGCCTATAGATTTAACCGAACCTAAATCATAATGCACTACAACATAAGGATTAGTGGTTGAAATATTAGTCGTGGTTAATAACACGGTAGCTGTGTTGTCATCGTTAGCCTGCGCTGTCACTCCACCATTTGTCGCAGTTATGGTCGGGGCTGACTCGCGGGTCATTTGCCTGTGTAAGCGGTCGATATACTCCAATCCCGGCCTGCGCTTGATCCCACCTTGGTTAATTGCCCAGCAGTTCAAGAGCGAGGAAGCAGCGCCATAATATTTCTCTAAATCGGATCGGCCTATCATCTGCGGGTCTAACTCCCCGGCGGTGAACCTATATTGAACGGTAGTAATCGGCATCTATAAAAACCTTGCTGCGATTAAATCGTTAGGGATTACTTCTTCAGGCGGGTATTGCATGGCGTCTAATTTCTTGGCCTTACCAAACAAGCCACCATTACCGTTATCGTTTGCCGTGCCGTAGGCTAGTTGCTGGTAATACTGCGCCAGATTTGCTTGGTCAGTGACCGCAATGGCCAAAACAGAACTGAGCGCAGTAACCAGAAACTCATGGAAATAAGCGGGGAACGTACTCTCCGCCACCCGTTTTTGATAGTCAATCCATAGCTCTAGTTCGTTACTAAGTATCACCCCACCCAGCTTGCCGTAATCATAAACAGGATCAATGCCAGTGGCGTCGGTATTGTAAACCGCTTTCAGGATTAACAAGTCGCTGGGTAGTTGGAATTGATAATTATATTGATTAACCGGCGCAGCCGTCAGACGGGCAAGCTGTACCTTATCCATGGTGAAACGCCACGGATATGATGATAGGATAGCATTAATAAAATCAGGGTAGATCGTACCACAAGTGTCCCCGTTCTCCCCTTCAGTGAAAGATGATATAGGTGTCTGGCCTAAACGGATTAATGCGTTTGAGCAGATTGAAACGTCTGTTGCCATGCTGGCGCTCCTAATACTTGTTTTGTGTAACCGCTCATACTTCTAATCTTTTCATGCGGGAATCTTGTGTAATACTCTGCGAACTTATCCGCGTATTGTTGAATCTGGCGTGGACGATACTCCCATTTGCTTTTGTATTTACCGTAATAGTTGCGGTTGCTTTCTTCCAAAGGACAGCCGCACATGATGATTTCATCATAGCCCATCCAATACGCTGCACGGGTCGCCGCGTAACCTGAAGTAGCGCCGTTAAACTTATCCATCGGTATCCATACATCAACGGGAAATTGAGCATATTTCTCTGGGTTGGAGCTGGAAAGAACCGGCATTTCAGGTTTAAGGGATACTCGTCTCATTTGCTCTATCTGCTCCGGGTGCAGGGTAAATAAATAATCACCCGCTATTTCTGAGCAGGTGTAGTTCACGATAATCAATTCAGCATCAGGTCTATGTCACCTAGCCTCATTGAAGTCGTCCATCAGGCAAGGGGCAAGCCCGCAGATTAGTACAGACTTGCCCTTTTTCTCGCCCTCAATCATTAGTCACTGTCCACAACAGAACCAACGGTTACGTTAGTAACGTCAATCGTGCCGGAAGCCTTATCTTTTACGATATGACGACCATAGGTTGACAAAGTACCACCCGTGCCGATAGCTGTAGCCCAGACCACAACGTCAATGATGTCGCCTATTTCAAGCATATTATAGACTCCGGCATAAGCCACAGCCGCGTTGAAATAACCTGAACCATCAACAGTCGCGTGCGTGTCGAGTGTCGCATAAGAGAATACAGCCGGAGCTTTACCCTGTCTGCTAAGTCCACCGACTGTAGAGAAGTTTGCAATTGTAAAAGCCATTTTATTCTCCTAATTTTTAAGTTTCATCGCCAAGGACTTTATAGACACCCTTGCTATCAATTACTGTCGCACCAGCTGTCAACATCGCCAAAGCAAGGTAAGAAGCTTTGTCAGTTGAGTAGTCGATACGAGTAGTAATATCCATTCCGATGCCTAAGCCAATAGCGCGTTTGTGCCATGCGAGGTTAGTACGCACATCACCTGTCGCAGTCGGCAATCCACCTTCAGTACGGTCGTCGATCACTTTGATCTTGAAGCCGTAGAAGTTTGGAAGGTCGCCGCGTTCATACGCCATATAATTGGTGTAATCAGTTGAAGTGGTTTCCGCGTCAGCCAAGAGATTCTCTTTACCGATTGCAGAAATAACCAAGTAACGCTCACCGTCATTCGGGACACCGTTAGCGTCCATCAAACGGCCTACGCGCCGCACTTTCTCAACGTTCAAGCCAGAGTCAGTACCACCAACGGAAGTAGCGACAGAGGTTGAACTTGCGCCAGCTACAGCTGCATCCAAGATGATCTGATCGAGTTTACGACCTAGCGCCATAGCGATAGTTGTCGCAATCTCTTTCCGTTCATCAAAGTTGAACTTAGTAGCGTCAGCGATTGAGATGTAGTCACCTGCATCAAACGTTAAGAGTGTTGCAGATGGTTGAGTGTAATCGACACCGATAGGAACGATATCAGCAGATGGAATATGCGGTTGAGCAATACCAGCAAGAACCTTACGGAACTTTACTGTATCACCAATAACGCCGGACTTGGTATAAACCGTGTCGCGGAGCTTGCCGATCCCTTGATATTGTTTCTTAACTTCAGCGTCGAAAAGTGTTTGAAACACTGTTGAAATATTTACAGACATTTCTCTTTTCCTATGTTTTGAGTTGTTAAGTCGCACTCAATAGGCCGGAGAGTCCGGGTTGTAGCACTTGGTAAGAACGTCTTACCCTTGCGCTAGGTCTTTCCCTAATGTCTGTGGGTATGAGGCCACGTTTTAATTATGCCGCCTCACCGATTGCTTTTGCAACCCTTCTTTCAACATCCTGACGATAAGCCGGATCAGAATCATATCTTGGATCATTCACCCAGCTTTGAATCTCTAACTTAGAAGGAGCCGCGGAGTTAATCGTTGTTGAGGTTGGGATACGCTGCTCACCTAGCATTTCCCGCAGTTTAGTAAATGTCCTCACCTGTTCTGCTGTTTGTACCATACCTGAAATAGAAGCGATATCCTCTTTTGAGAATAAGCCTTGTTTATACTGCGCGACAACCCAGTCAGTGTTTGCTTTGATTTCCAACTCACCGTCCTTACCTAGTTTGGATATTTCAGCAGTTTGATGAGCTTTGATATCTTCTTCCGTAGGAGCCGCTGCTTCAGGACTATCAAGCATCCCGCCTTCTTTGGCCTTGGCTAAGAAGTTACCTACAAACGCATCAAACTTATCTTGAGACAGACCTGCTTCGAATGCTACCTGCTTGGCCAGCATCAAGCCCTTGTCATCTTCGGGAACGAGTTTAGAGATTTCTTCATCGAACTTGATCTTGTAATCCTCAGCTTTCTGCGGCACGTTCTGCTCACCTTTGGCGAGTTTAGTCCTTAAATCCTTGGCAATCTTGTCGCTCTTTTGGAAGGACTCCCAGAGTTTATCGGCGTTATAAGTGCCTGTTTCCAAGTTCCATAAATCTTCAGGCACTCCTTCGGGACGGGCGGCCATTGGCTCGGCCTTCTTAACTCCCTCAAGCATTGGTGTATCTTCGCCTTCAGTTTTTTCTTCGGGCGCTTCGATATTCATTAATCCTTCACTCATTGTTTCTTCCTTTTTCTATGCGGTTAAGTATTTCCCGAACTAGATTGTTCTGACCCTCGCGCCAGATGCCGATATTCACTTCCTGTCCGGGCAGAAAGGACGGCTTGTCGAGCGTGTTGGTTTTTAAGTATTCCAATACACGCTTCCCAGAATCAGAGCTGAAACATTGAGTAAACCACGCATTTAACTGCTTGGCTTTTATTTCAGCTTCTTCCAGTTTCTCTTCATTAGGCGTAAAGTCGCCCTCTATATCCCATGTCATTGTTGCGGTTGTTGCGCGGCAGCTTGGCTTGCGGCAAGCTGAGCCGCTTGTTGAGTTAACTCTTCTCTCTCTTCTTTGTTGCGGATCAGGATAGCAGGGACTCCCAGCTTATTACCGATATATTCCGGCACATCCTCAACTTTGTAACCTAACTGCATGATCTGACCCGAAGGATCAAGTTGCATAATCATACCCATTGCCTGAGTTATTGACTGCACATCTTCCAAGTTTTGTTGTTTGGCAATCGGGGATAATACTTGCAATTTAGTCAGGAACGTATCAATCTTGGCGTATTCTTTCGGTAGAGCAATCCTGCCTTTACGGATAAGAATAGCTATAATCCTTCTCATAGTCGGCTGCACGAACTCAAACATCAGCCTGCCATATGCCGCGCCGGTATCAACCATCCCCGCCTTGATCCTCTCTGCAATCTCCGTCGCCGAACGTACCGGGCCAGCGGTAGGCGGCAACTGGTTATTCATGGTCAGTTTCATGATGTCTTGTTTCAGTGTCTCGATCTCGAACTGAGCTATGTCGAAATTACCAGCTTGCGGTAAAGGGGCAATAGATGGTCCATTAGGGCCGGAGTTTCTCTCGACAGGTATAAACCCGCCCGGAGAGATTTTAAGCGTCCCTGCGTTGATTACGCCCGAATCAGCCACGGTATAAACCCCGATGGCATTAAGCTGGAATGACCTTAGAGAATATTCACGGACTTTGTTAAGTGTGTTGATGTCCGGCAGGGCTTGCAGTAAAGGCCCACGTCCATAAACTTCCCCGGCAATCTTTGACCAGCGTACAATCACCCACGGATTTTCTTCGTATTGGCGGGCAACAATCTTATCGTCATGCTTCTCACTGAATACGCAATAAAGCCATTTCTTCTTTTCGTAATCGTAGTAAGTGCATTCAATCAATTCGATAATAGCTTCAGGTGATTCTTGGGCCTGTGTCACTATATCGCTTGGAATCTTAGCGTCTTTCCATTGCTCTTTAATCAGCCTTGCCTGTATTTTATGCTTTCTCCATACACCATCAACCGAACCGCTCGGCCCTTCTTCTAAGGCGAGATGGGCGATAGGCACGGTAATGAAGTCGATAGGCTTTTCTTCAGTCGCGCCTTCCATGATAAGCATCGCGCCAGTTCCAGCGGCGAGATCATAATACATCTCACTGGTTGCCACGTTAAAGGATGAGGTGTTGATAATATCAAACACAATCTCGGTTATTGAATCCAGCGCCTCATTCAGTGCGTCACGGCCCTCTTCGGGGATTAGTGAGCCTGCTTTTAACTCCGCCCATTTAACAAATGCCGGGGTTAAAGTGGACTGCATGTTGTTAACGAACCCATTAGCAGCAGCAATACCGACGGAGGTATAGACGTTCTCCATCTTCTTTGAGCCGGGGGAGGTTTCAGTCAGCAAGTTGCGCTGCGGCATACAGATACGGTACACGCTTTCATAAAGAGTACGGAACATCTCCTTATCAGCGAAAGCCTTGGTCGAGCGTGTTTTGAGTTTGGATAGTTCCATTTAACCTATCGTGGTTTTTAAGCCGGATGAATTGTTAAGCTGCTCAAAGAACAACCCTTTATGCGCCGACTTGCTCGTTGGATGCTTAATCGTTTCCAGCGCCATTTTAGGCTGAGTGATTAAATCACTTTTGAGTTTCTTCATCGGATTTTGAATAATGTTTCCCATATCTACCCCAATGTATCTTTAAGAACGCCTGACTCTAGGCCGGTAAGCAATGAGCGCGAGCCGCTATTTCTACCAAGTTGAGCTTTCTTCTTTGAGTTTGATGCTGCTTGCAGGCGTTCGTTTTCTGCTTTTTGTTCAGCTAATTGCTTTTCCTGCGCTGCTGTATCTGGTTTAGGTGGCTTGCCGCCGAACATACTACCCATTTAAATCCTCATGAATTATAACTGATTTGGCTTTCAACTTATTGTAAAGTTGCCGGGGTGTGAATTGCAACCCTTTAATATTCAGTACCGCCTTTGTCATGCCGACACAGTTCCAGCCCCAGCGGTAAGCCGGGTAATAATGGTAAGCTTGCCGGGCTTTTACTTTCAAGATAGCTGTAACATCAGCTTTAACCATGTCGCAGATAAAACTATGGATACTCTGGTCAACCACGTTAATCGCTGCGTAGCGTGTCCCCATGTTGATTATCACGGTCTTGTCGTCATGCTCGTAAACACAGAACACATGCGCGAAATCCTTGTTGATGATATGATTCCACCAAAACGCCTGTTGGTTTGCTCTCTCAAATATAACGTAATAGTTCCTAATAAACATTCCAATCCTGTACGCTTTGAATGAATTGAGCGGGTTTAGTCTTGTCCTTAAAACCTACGGCGAAATATCTAAATGCGTCAGCGTAATCAGATGACCAATCATGCAACGGTGAGGTTTTGAATACTTGCCGCCTTTCGTCCCATTCCTTGCGGTAATGCCTCAATGCCTCTAATCCTTCCCGGCACTTCTCACGGTCAAAGTAACAGCGTGAAAGAATACCTCTAACCGCCCCGATGCCGTCATGGACGCCCAAGTTAGGCACGGTTTTAAAGTTAATGCCGAGTGATTTAGCAACTTCCAACCTTGACTTGCCTGTGCCTATTTCCCTCACCGCGATATCATGCGGGGCGTTATGGCTTTCGTAAGTATAGCCTTTCTGGTTGAGGATATTAGCGTAATGCGTCAACCCTTCGCCGGAATTAGCGTAGCAGTCGATGATGCGTATTTCCCTGCCTACAGCTTGGGTAAACCAAATTACCATGCTGTCAGACATGCCTAAGTCCCACCACGTTGA